TTTAGCTCAATCATTGTTAAGTCAAGTTTCATTCTAAATCTTCCTTTGCCAAACACTTGGTCAAGCTAATGTCGTGCGAAGCACAATAGACAATCAAAGCGCAAACCACATCACCGACCGACTTTTTGATTTCTTTCAAATCACCCACAATTTCATGATTTGCTAGTTCGCCTACCATTGTGACGATGCCAAGCAATCCAAAAACAGGGTCAAAGTCTTTTATACGAACGTTCTTGTCTATGTCGCGGATGATTTCCATCTCCAGCATTTCGTAGTTCATTTTTTCTTCGTTTTCTTTGCTGCTGCGCGTTTTTCAGCGTAAGCAATTGCTACTGCTTGCTTTACGGGTTTACCCGCAGCAATTTCAGTCTTAATGTTCTTTTTGAAGGCTTCTGGCTTGATTGATTTGAGCAATGGCATGATTAACACTTCCAGTTTTTAAGGCTTGCTTTAGCGCGTTCTGCTGGCCCTTTGGCATTCTTTACTACGCCTTCCATTCTGGCGCAAAAAGATGCTTTTCGACCCTCATCAGCTTTGGTTTTTGGATTAGGGGCTGGCGGCTTTAGATTGCTGCCATTCTTGGCGTTGTACTCTGCTCTACCTTTGGCGGTCATTCCTGCACCTTGTTCAGTAGGCTTATACGTCTTGCCTTTGCCGGTTGTCTTATGCGGTATCGGTTTGTCGTGTTTCGTCGCCATTTTCTGATTCCAATGTAAAACAGGCATCTTGCCAAGACATGATTAAATAACGAATTCCGTCTTCAATGTAAGGCTCATACTTCAGATATTCGTCTTTGTATGACTTTTCGTAATTTCCGAACTGAATTTTATCGCCGATTGCAAGGGGCATACTCTCCCATTCGCCAGACATTAGCCAACGGCCAGCGCCAACTGCCACTACTGTACCAATGCTGTCAGCTTCAGCGGATTGTATATAAAGTTTGCTTTTTATCCGCTTTTCGGGCAAGACTACGATTTTGTCGCGCAATGGGGTAAGCTTCATTTATCAGCCTTTGCAGGACGGCCACGCTTTTTAGCCTCAATTACGATTTCTTCAGGAATATCAATAATTGGCAAAATTACGGGCAGCGCACTAAATTCGCCGCAGTAATGCAAGCTGAATTTTTGCTCTGTTTTTGGGTAACGGCGGCACTCTCCGATGTGACCTACGTCAACGAAGAATTTGCAATTGCCACAAGTGCGACTAGAATCAGTATTAGCCATATAGGGGTTGTCCTGTGTGGTTAGAAGCCCTTGTAGTCTTGCCTGACTACTTGGGCTTTGTTAATTAACGGCCGTATTCTGAACGGCTGTGCGAGTAAACTTCATGTTCACGCGAACCGCCTTTAACTTCACCGCATAGGCCATCTGTCTTGCCCATGTGTGAAGATTCACGCGAACCGATGCTGTCAGCCATGCCCATAGCGACACCGCCGACCAGCTTGGCTTTGCGTTCGCCGCTAGTGTCAGATGCGGTAGCACCTTTAGGAATCTTTTCGCCAGATGCGCCAGCCATAAATTTAGTGCTGTTAACACCGCCTTCAGTGCCTTTTTTCTCGCCTGTGCGATCAGATGCTTTAGCGCCTTTTGGCTCAACTTCTTTACCGTAATAACCCATGATATTTTCCTTGCAAGGTGAAATGTTTAACTATCTTATTCTGATTTTACCACTTGTCAATAGATGGGGTACTCGCTGCACTGGTGTCTCTCTATCGTCTCCGGCACGTTCCCGAATAACCAGCATTCGCTTTCCCCCAATAAATTATATGGCTTTCATTACCCGCTGACTACGGCCAGATTTACCCTTGCGGCGCTCACCAGTGTCAACAATGTGGCCTTTTCGTAACAGTGCCGCATAACGTGGCGAAACAGTCTCAACCCCCCACGCTGGAAGTGTTTTAAGAACATCATCGCTAATACAGCCATTGGGAAATTGCTGGATTGCTGATAAAACTGTATCTTCTAATTGCGTTAAATTTAACTTTTCAGCAGCTTCATGGCTTGTATCTGGGTCCGTATTTCTACGAAAAAATCTTGAGCCATCATGGTTTTTTAAAAAATCTTGGAACTCAGAAAGAAAAGACATATCAACTCCTTGCTAAAAAGGAACGTCATCAAAGGTTTCGCGCTGTGCTGGCCGTGCGCGTGGCTGTTCTTGCTCATCTTTTGGCGCATTCAGATATGCCCAACCGTCCCAACCGCCTTCTTTCAACGGAACAACGTCCAGCTTCAGCATGGGACCGTTCTTTGTATCAATGACCGAACCAATGCGCTGATAACGTTTCTTTGTTTCGCCGTCTTTGTTTTTGTATTCGCCGGTAATTACTGTCACTTCATAGATTGTTTTAGCCATTTATCGCTTTCGGTTTAGTTAATTTATCAATTTTTTCTTGCATTTCAGCTAGAAACTTGGTGATTGCGATTTCCATTTCCGCAATGTGCTTGTCATCACGCTCTACGCGCAAGACAAAGATTTGTAGGTCTTCAGGTAGCCGATTGTCAAAAGATACAAAATCGCACCATTTGCGACCAGTGCAAGCCATCTGAAATTGCATTTGATTGATGTACTTTTTTGGTACGGTCTTATCAATTAATGTGTCAAGATGCGTTGCAGTGTTCGGGCATTTGATTTCTATAAGCCCATCATCTCCGACAAGGCCATCAGGAGAGGCCCCAGCACGTTCAATTGTTGGATGTTGAGCAAATCCTATCTCCTCAACCCAAAGGTTGTTTAAGGCTTCGTATGCTTGCCTTGCGTATGGTTCTGTCGCTGTACCCCATTCCATCGCTGTGTTTGTAAATGATGAGGCTCTTTCGGTTGTTAAGACTTCAGCAATAAGATACGTCATGTAAGTTTCACGGCCCATGCCTTTTGACATTACATCTGACACTTTGCTGGCTGTGACCTTGCCTAAACGGGCGGCAAACCATTCGTCTGTGCGTTGTTCCATTATTGAAAACTCGCTTTCTTTGCGTCTTTTGTGTCTGCTATCTGATTCTGTGCTTTGTCGTTGCCTTCAAACGTTTTGTAAGCCAAGATGTATTCAGCACGTAACGATGTTTCATCATTGCAAGCGTTTATCCTGTCTAAAAACTCTTGTAAGTTTGGTTCTGGCAAGTCTTCGCCAGCATAAATATACAAGCCAAGACCATGCAAAGACAGCGCCTTAGTCATGCAGCGCATGATAGAAGTGTTCACATCAAAGCTGTTCGGGTTAACAATTGGCTTGTTCATGTGGTTCATCACAGGAAGTTGGCAAGTCATTTCCTTGTCAAACATCGTGACAGTAACCCAAACCAACGCCGTCCCATCTGGCAGAGTCATGTAAGGTTCTTCTGTGTACTGGTCACGAAAAAACGTTTTTGTTTTAAATGTTGCCTTTGGGTCAGCTTTTAACGCTTCTGCCCATGCCCACGCCCATGACAAATAAGTTAATTTACCTTTTTTTTCTGTATGTGCGTTGACGTTGGTTTTTAAAAGCAATTCAATTGGTGTTGCAGTAGTCATAATTTTTACTTGGTTAAAACGTCAAAGTAAGCCAGCATGAGGATGACCCCCACGCCTACCAAAATCGTAGCGCCTAAAAAATCAAGCAAAGCACGGTAAAAAAGTGGGGTGAATTTCATTTCAGTACTCCAAAGCAATTTCTTGCTCAATCATGTGGATAAGCGCTGGGCTTAGGATTTCGATTGCGTTTTCACGCGAACCGTTGATAAAGATTTCGTAGATGGTCACGATTGCTGGATAAGCTGGCTCTGTAGCTGTAGCAGCTTCTGCTAATTCAATTTCGGCGAAACCGGCGAGGTCGTAGCCTTCGATAGATTGGTTGAATAAGTGCTTCATGATTTACCTTAAAAAGACCCTTGGCGGCTGCTAGGGCATGATTGAATTATAAGCTGGATTTACAGACTGCGCCAACTATTTTCTAAGTATTTACCCTAAGACTGTTATTTTTTTAACGTGCCTTACAATCAGGGCATGACTAAAGCACAACTAATCAAAAAAGCAGGGGCCGTAAAGCATCTTGCCGTTCTTCTTGGCATCAGTAAGGCCGCTATCAGCCAGTGGAAAGACGTACCAGAGCAGCGCATTTGGCAATTGAAGGTGATGCGTCCTGAATGGTTTTTGTGAGCGCCTTTGATTGGAAAAATAGCCCTAGCATTAGCGGTGCAGCACTGCAAAATGCGGCTGACAAAAAAAGCGTTTCATTGTCTGAGCAGCAAAAACGCGGCTTGACCCGTGAGCAGTGCATTACCTTTATGCGATTAAACAGCATCACCATCGGCGACAACACTCCTAAATTTGGGTTGACCAAAACAAAAATTTAACTTGCCTTGTTTTTTTGGTTTAAGATATGTGAAACCCAGCTAGGTTTGGATTGATCCCCGAACCGAAAAACGTACCCTTCCGTTCCGCTGGCGTTTCTTTCTGAGGGGATTTTGAATGGAAAAAATGCACTACTACCAGCATCACATCGGTGACTATCGCCGTGACACTTCCCATCTTTCGCTTTTAGAGCATGGCGTTTATCGTCAACTTTTAGACCTTTATCACCTCAATGAAAAACCAATCCCAGAAGAAACCGACTGGGTTATTCGTAGGTTAGCTGCAAAAACCGACTTGGAAATTTTTGCTATCAAACTGGTTTTATCTGACTTCTTTATCCTCAATGCGGGCGGCGTACAAGGCTACTCACATAAGCGTTGTGATAAGGACATTGAGGACTATTTAAGCAAAGCTGAGACGGCTAAAACGAACGGGAAGCTAGGCGGTAGGCCGAAGAAAACCCAGCCGGTTATTTTAGCTAACCCAGACGAAACCACTTCACAAGCTAACCATAAACCATTAACCATTAACCAAGAACCAAAGAAGATAGCAACTGTCGTTGCCTGTCCTTCAGAAATGGATGAAAGCATTTGGGAAGATTGGATGGCGATTCGTAAAAAGAAAAAAGCGCCATTGACTGAAACCGCATGGAAGATGTTTATCAATGAGGTTGAGTCAGCAGGATGGACTATCGACAAAGCCATCAAAGAATGCTGCTTACGCAACTGGCAATCCTTCAAGGCTGAATGGGTTGAAAAGAAAACAACCACTTTTGCTCAAGTCAAAGCAGATGTAGCCAAGGTAACAGTCGTTGACAGTGCCGACTACGAAGCTACAAAGCGTAGGGAAGCTGCGGAAGACTTGATTCCCAAACATGGCCCATCACTGGAAACTTTGGCGAAGATGGCCGCTATTCGCGCAAAGGCCAGAGCATGAGCTACGAAGACGCAAAACAAATTCTTGACCGTGTACGCGAAGGCATCGCTTATCCAGAATACGTTATCACGCAAGCATTGATGATGACAGGTGATTTAGATGAGTTGTGAATGTTGCGCCGCTGCGAGGGAATGTGGCAACTACGGACGATTGTTTGACAGTCTTAAATGCGTTTATTGCGCGGCAAGACTTATCCAGCGTATTGGCAAAATAAAAATAGGGGTTACGGAATGTACAGCGAGACGCAAGAAGGCATTGGCCGATTCAGTGGCGGCAGGTTTAGATGAGTGCCTAATCAGAAAATTGGTCAAAGGATTTATAGCTCTTGAACCTGAAATTTCAAAAGGAAAACACAAATGATTAGACGGGCTGCACGGGTTGACGCAAATCAAGCACAGATTGTTAGTGCGCTTAGAGCCGCTGGCGCGTATGTATGGATTATTGGGCTTCCGGTTGATCTTTTGGTTGGCTACAAAAACCATACGTTCTTGGTCGAGATCAAAGATGGCCCTAAAAAGCGTTTAACGAAGCTACAAGAAGATTTTTTTGCGAGTTGGATAGGAGGCACGCTGGCAAGAATTGACGGCCCTGAAGCCGCCCTACGAATGATTGGAGTAATCAAATGACACCTGTTCCACACGCTGCCGTAGATTTCATCATTGAAAGCTCATCAAAGTACGCCAAAGCCAAGGGGACAAGGGTCTACATCGAAGGCTTTTTAAAAAGCAAAAAATCAATGTTGATGATTCTTGCAAAATTAAGAGGCGTTACCTCTGTCACCGCACAAGAACGTGACGCTTACGCAGACGCCGAATACATCCAGCTTTTGCAGGGCTTGTCTGCTGCTGTTGAAGATGAGGAAACTTTGCGTTGGAAGCTGGAAGCCGCCAAATTGCGTATTGAGGTTTTCAAGATTGAGAGTTTTATGAACCGACAGCAAGACAAATTGCTTACATAAATTTATTTTGTAAAGTTAGCTTTTATTGGTAAAGCTGGCTTATACTTTAGCCATGCCTCAAATCTCTTGGGGTCTTTTTAGGAGGCAAATGAAACTCACATACTCCCTAATGGATGAGTTGATGGCAAGCCCAAGCAGCCCACTACCAGAGGCCAAGCGGGTTTACCAACTGCAACGGATGCGGCAAGGTTTGGATTCCATGATTAACGGCAAGCCCACATCCTACGATTGGTCGGTAGTCAGCGATTCAATCAATCTTTTGGAAACGCTAGTTGATGCTGGCATTGCAGCCGATACGGATGGTTTGCTAGACGAAGCTGTAGAGGCTATGGTTTGCGCTTCAGTGGCGATAAAAAAGAAAGCTAAAGCAGAGCTAACAGATTCACAGGTAAACGCCATACGCGCCGTTTTGGAAGACTACGAAATGTGCATCAACGAACTGCCAGCGCGTGAAATTATCCACACACATCGCAAAACCGAAAAACGGCTTTTAGAGATAAAGCGCGGCAAACGTCAACCGCAAGATGTTGTTATTTAAAGGAATTTTATGAATATTTACACTTACGTCATTAATCTTTTCAAGATGCCGACACCGATGGAAGTTGCAGCGCGACAGCTTGCGACAGCAGAATTAGAACTGCTTCGCTCAGAAACAGGCGTTGAGTTTGCATCGTCAATGGTTACTTTTAACAAAAACCAAATTAAACGTTTAAAGGCGTACATCTCTGCTAAAGCTGTGGAGGTGACGGAATGACTAAAAACACAGGTGGGCCAGCGTTTCCGTACACAGACTATGCCGGCTTCCCTCAAAAAGGTATGACACTGCGCGATTACTTTGCTGGGTTGGCTATGCAAACGTTAATTGACAACGAGGTTGTTTTTGCAGATGTACCGCCAGAGGCTTACAGAATGGCAGATGCAATGTTAAAAGTAAGAGAAGCATGACTAAGAACTGGCCTTTTCCCCAATACGATAAGAATGGAGTAATTATCATTCCTGCCGTACAACCTAAACCTGTGTTTGATTTATCTAAATGTGCAGAGGCTTTGTTATGACCAAAAACGAAACTGCATCAAAAGGAAAAATTCAATGACCCCGCATTACTGCAAAGCAGAGAAGTCCAGCATGATGATTAGCGGCTGCTGCAATTGGTGTGGTGTAAAAGAGCCTGATCGCGTTGTTGTTATTAATGACCGTTTAGCATGGGTAACGTGGGCTTTCGTTATCCTTGTATTGATAGGATGTGTTGCATCAATTTCTTATTTTTTAAGGTTTTTAATGTGACCAAGGCAGAAAAGCAGCACAAGGATAAACTCTCACGCTTTGGCTGCGCTGTTTGTATACGCATACATGATTCGCATGAAGCTGGGCCGGTTCAACTACATCACCAACGCGGCGGCATGGGCGGTTGGGGCAAAGGCGATTACAAGACGTTAATTCCGTTGTGCTATGAACATCACATGGGCAATACAGGTGTGCACGGGCTAGGCACTAAAGGCTTTGCAGCGCATTACGGTTTTGACGAATCAGATTTATTAGCAGACACACTAAAGCAATTATGAATGCCTTTAACTGGAAAGAATTTACAACCGAAGAACGGGAAACGCGAAAAGAAACCCGCGACTTGAACAACACCTCACACAAACGGAGTGCAGCTTCAAGTAAGCGGGTTGAAAGAAACCGCGTTAGTTCGCCTACTCAAGCCAACATTGGCGGCATGAGCAAACACACGGTTGACCCTGACGTAACGCTGAAAAAATTCAACGTTTACATTAAGAACGGCGCATCGAAGGCAAAGGATGGGCCGACTGACTAGGTGAATGCTGTGGATGCGCGTGAGAAATATCGGTTTTCTCATGCGTTTTAAGTTCTTTCTCCAGCTTCATAACGTGTTCACGTTCGCGTTTGTACTCACGAATTATTTCGTAGTCTTTGTTTTCTTTTTTAGACGGCTTTTCACGGGTGACGGTAAATTTAGTCATATCATTTCTTTCGCTGTTAAATTAACTTCTGAAACTCTGCGCGTCCAGCCTTTGCCAAACGTATCAAATGTTGCTAGGGATTGTAAAAAATCCTGACGCGCTGCACAATATTTGTCAATCAACGGCCCCACATCTGCCACCAAAATAGCAGCAAGAGTATTAGGGCCAATAGCGCCATCTTCTGTTACTCCAATTGATCGCTGAAGAAGTTTAATAGAACGTCCAGCGCCAGAATTAACGGAAGTATCAAAAACGCAATAATCAAGACCAGAGGGAAGGTTATCACCTTGTACAGTATCCCAATACTTTTTGCGGTAAAGAGGTGTAACGTCAGATGTTGAAAGATTACGCATAGTGGTTTCAGTAGCATCATGGCCCGTCCATCCTTCCCATACTGTTTTAGTTACGCCAAGGTTGGTCATCCCGCCGGGGTCTTTTGCATTGTTAACAAAACCACCCTCACTGATAAGCAATGCGGTAATAGCTTTGTCAAAATTAGATTTCATGCTTGTGGGCTAGATTTGTGGAGTAGGTCGTCTTTGGCCTGTGAACCGGCGCTTGACCCGAAATAGAACGCTACGATACCTGTCCATGCAGTTCCCAATGAACCAAGCATCAACATTAAAGCGTCAGAAGTATGAACTACGCCCGTCATAAGACCACCAAGGATTCCAAAGAATCCAAGCGTGACTATCAAACCCAGTACAGGCGGCATAAAGCTGCGAGTAGTGGCCTGCATCTCACGCGCTGATTTGCGGTCATCAGCAGCTACCTTGGCGAAGTCTAAACCTAGTTCTTGCGCCCGTGCTTTTAGCTCAACCTCTGCTAGTTGAACAGCAGCAATTTGTTCAGAAGTTAGCTTGCCGGTTTCAATTGTCTTTTGGGCGTCATCAGGAGAGATCCCCATGACCTTGGCTACTACGCCATACGCCATCGTACCAAAAGGCCCACCGATTGCCGTAGCAAGGGTAGGCGCGATCATCTTTAGCCAATCCATAATAGCTCCTTATTTAGCCAGTACTGGTGGGAAATTGCCCCCAACAGGATTAAAAGCGCCGATTGGCGCGGCTGTACCAATCGTAGACCCAACAGGCACTACTGCACCATTCCACGGGCTTTCATTCATCGGCCCCAGACAATCCGCCAGAGTCGCACCATTAACCTTTTGAGGACGGACTTTGCAGGGGTAGCTCCATTGATTTGACATGCCGCCGCCAACGGTATCCGTGGACACAAACGTGCGGATCGTAGCAGTAGTAACTGCCCAACTAGGGGCTTGTGGGTACTCAGTTACGGCAGAGAATAGCGACCAAACGGTATCCTTACCTGCGGGGGGCTTGCATGAACCGATTAAGTTACGATCACCAACAGATTTACCTGTTAACACCGGGCAGACGGATACTGCTTCTTGAAAGGTTACGTTATTGACAAGAATATACCTGCCTGTAGGAGTAGATGGGCTGGCCGCACACAATGCGTATTGTGCATGGCAGATGATGAGGTTGGGTTCCGCTTGGGCTGCACCGCAAAAAGCTAATAGTAGTAAGAGTTTTTTCATGTTGTCCTTAACGGTTATAACCACAAGCGCCATTGCAACGCTGCATGGCTTCCCAAACAAACCAACCCACGGTTCCCAGCACAACCACAGTTACAACCATGATTAAGATGATTGTCAGTAACTCATCAATCTCAGCGGCACGGCGTTTCTTGGCTTCTCTCTCACGCTTATCAGATTGAATCTGGTCGCTAGTCATCTTATTAGCACGCGCAACAATCTTTTGCCATATCTCCATTTTATTACTTTGGAAAAACAGCATTTTTACTTCTTCTTCAAATGCTCTAGCTTGTTCAATGGCGAGTTCTAATTCAAGCGCCTTGCCCATTGCAGAGCCTTTAAAACCGCCCTTTTTAACTACAGCAACTGCTTCAGCTTTAGCACTGAAAAATTGTCCAAGGCACGGCCCCAAACTTTCAAGATTTTGTACAGTGCTAACCGTAGTCTTGACAAGTTTTATAGCAGTGTTAACTGCTGCTAGGGCTGTGAATGGGTCAATCATTTAAATCCGTGATTCTTTAAAAAATCAACAAAAATATAAAAGATACCAGCGCCAAACATAGCAAGCAAACCAAAAATTGATTTCTCAATAACAGCATTGCGAAACGCTATTGATTGCGCTTCTTTTTTGATTGCCATTTGAACCCACCGCTGTTCCTCATCCGTTAACACTGGCGCATGAGCCGCAAATGCAGTGGTAATTTCGGTGATAAATTGGCTGCGTTCATCTGCGTTCATACGAATCCAGTAAAAATTTATGTCTTCTGGATAAACGCAAGGGAATAGTACAGCGGAAGATTAGTGCCAACGCTAGACGTAACCGAACTCGTAAACCCGCCTGTAGCCCCAACAGCAAAACTATTACCAGAACCAACAATAAAGTAGTCTTGGAGATTAGTTGTACCGTTTTGACCGTTGCACAAATTGTAACCAGTTGGAACAGAAGCGATAGACCCACTCCACATAATAATTGCGCCGCTTGGCACTGCGCTAACGCTTGGAGTTGTACCGATGATGCCGTACAAGTTGTCTAATGTTTGAATAACGTTAGCCAACGAATCAGATAACACAAATTTGTAACTTACGCCTGAAGCAAGCCAAATCTCTTGTGGAGGACGGCCATCAGTACCAAGCTGAATTGGGTTTGTATTTTGCGTAACACCGTTAATATCAACATACGTTGCAGAAGGTGTTGTAGTCCCTGCAAGATATGTTGTTAAATAACCACCAGCCAAAGGTGTACCCGTAGTCGTGAAAAACTGAAAGCCGTTGCCGACAGGGGAAAGATTAACTGCCATTTTTATTCCTTATTTGCCATGCCACGCAAATCAACACGATTTACATTTTCTGGATGCAACAATTCACTAATTTTACTAAACCGTTTTTGCGCTGTTGTCATCGCTTGCTTTTCAGCCGCCATTTGTGCCGACACATCACGTTTTGCAAAGCTACGCTCAATTGCTGCATTTGTAACAACTGCAGGAATACCCATGCCAACGCCACCGGTAGCCATTTCAGCAGCACCAGCAGCACCTTTAGATACAAGTTGTTCAGCAATTTTTCTACCTAATTTTTTTTCTAAATTGATTGTTTGCGCTCCTGCTCCGGGGTAGCCTACATCTGTTTTAATGATGTGTGCAACATTGTGCAAATCACGAAAATTACTTATTTCATCGGGTTTAAACAACCGCGACATAACTTCTTGGTTTGCATTTAAATACGTTGTTAAATTTTTAGCCGTATTTGCTCCGGGATCATTTACTATTTTATGAATTTGATTAGCGAATTCTGCTTTAATTTCTGCTTTTGCTTTTTGCGCCATTGGTTGCAATTTTTCTGGCATTTTATCTAGCGTATCAATAATGTGTGTAAATTGGTCAACAGGTTGAGCCGCAATATTTTGCGAAACTTTTTCTGCGGGAACAATTCGATTGATTCCATTAGGGCCACTTGCATCTAAAATTTTTGAAATTCCTTTTGGATTATCTAATGTGTTTTTCTTTTCAATAAATAAATCTCTTGCCGCTTTGTAAATGTCTTGGTCAGCATGAGCAAATACATCGGCATCAATAGAATCTTTTAAAGCTCTGTGCATTCCTGCGTTTTGAGGAGTCCATACATTTTTTTGATTTAGCCATTTTCTAAATTGTTCTGCTGTGTGAGCCGTTACATCAAGCAATTGACCTTGCTCATCCATCATGCCTAACTTTTTCATTTTGTCATCAGCAGCTTCAGCAAGTTTTTCGTTATCCCCAAGTTTTGTAATCGACTTGTCTTTTAACAAATCAGATGTAAAGTTTGTTCGAACAGGAACTTCTTGTGCGGTTTTGTCTCGCTCTTTGTATAGTTTTTCAATCTCGCTATCAAAATGTTCTTTAAGTGCTTCAAATGGTGCTAATTGTGTATTGCCACGTTTGTAATTTGAACTTTCATCCAAACCCAAAGTACCACCAGTATTTTCAACTTGCTGCTTAGAAAAATTAGACAATCTTGCTTTTTCATCAGCAATTTTTTCTGTAAGAAAATTACCAAGTGGCGTATCTGTTTTGGCTGTTTGAAAGTTTGTTGCGCGTTCTTTTCCTTTGCCTTCAATTGCAGACAAGTCAACTTGAAAATCTTTGCCCATTACTTTTTCTATTGATTTAGCTCTAGAAAATTGTTCTTCTAATGGCAATCCTTTTTCGGCATAGCTTAATTCTTTGAAAGGGGCAGCAGTTTCTACGGGTGTAGCAGTTCCTAACGGTTCCGATTGTGCTACCGGTGCTGGTTCTGGCGCCGCTTTTTTTGCTTCAAAATTTTGTTGTAATTGTTCAATGTTTTGACGGATTGGATGTTCTCCAACAGCTTGCACTGGCTCCATACGAACAGATGGAATTTTTTGTTTGATATTTTGAAAGGCTTCTTGCAATGGTTGAGCAGCAGTGCGTACAGCCTCTCCTGCAATTTTTGCTTCTTGTGCAATTGGTTGAATAATTGATTGCGCTGCTTTTGTTTTTGCCAATTCTGGTATTGCTATCGTTAGCGAACCAATCATATTTTGAATGTCTGGTGCAGGTATTCCTGTGTGCTTGGAAATGGTTTCCGCACTTTCATTTATGTGTTTCCCAATATATTCCATGAGCTTTTGAGAGGCTTCATTTTTATACCCAGCCGATTCAGTAACACCAAATGCACGACCAAAAGGCTTTTCAGTTGCGCCGGTAACTTGCTGTTGTAACGCTTCTGCTTCTGCTGGCGTTTTTTGCAATGCTCTTGCACCAGCATAAGTAGCGCCCCCAGCAATAGCCGGAATAATGCCACCAACAGTAACGTCAGCCAGTGATGCTAAACCTTGACCAAATTTACTAAATGCACTTCCAATTGCGCCTTGTGGTGCTACGGGCGCGGGTTGTTTATATGTTTGATAAACTTGTTCATCTAAAGACGAAGGATGAAAATCAAACCCTATATCTTGCGATTGGGTTGGCGTTGGTTGGTATTGAGGATTTTTCCCATACCAAGAGCTTTTGTAATCGGCCGGAGGAGCAACTTTGGCATTGCCACCATACATCCCTTTTACAGTCTCATCTAATGATTCAATAGAAAATTCAGCCATTATTGTCCTTTTACAAGATTATCAACAATACCGGCTTGTTTAAGCAACTTTTTATACCCTTCAGTTCCATAACCACCTACAGCTTTGCTATCCACAATAGCGCGAATAGCTGTTTGATCTTTGTTACGAACGGCATCAATAAAAGACAACGTTGGCAATAAATTTTCTGTACTTGACCATTTGTTTTGAAATTCTCGCGCTGCCATTGGGTTGTTACCAGCCGATTTAACCGCATTGTTAACACCTTGGTTAAACAATGAAACGCCCGTTGATAGGGCGCGATTCATCCTAGCAGTAGATTTGATGGCTTCTGGTGTCCAGTTAGTTGTGCCAGACATTTTTTCACCAAGTGCTCTGGCTGCATCAGTGCCAAATCCTGCTTGCCCTGCAATATTTGCAGTTTCAAGAGCCATTTGATGCCCAAGAATTTGCATATTTTCTGTTGCGTTAGAAGTCCACGGCAAACCAGAATACCCACCACCAAGTTTTGCTAATGTTTCTGCACCAGCGCCAGTAAAGGCTTTATCAGCTAAGTCAATAATTTTATTGTTATTAAATTGTGAATACTGAGCACCCGCCGCAGCTTGATTAGAGCCAAGCTGTATTTTTCTTGCATTAAGCATTGTTTCTGGCGTTTCGTAAGCTGGCATTCTTACGGGAGTACGATTTCCAAATGCAGCTTGTTGTTGTTGTTGCCAAGATTGGGGCTGTGGTTGTCCTTGTCCTTGAACTAACGGTTGCCCTTGTCCTTGCGGTTGTGAAGAACCCTGCTGAACAGGCACAGGTTGACCGCCACCAGCAGGAATAGTAAATTCTCCCATGATGTTGCCAGTGGCATTACGCAAGTAATAAGTTGGTGCGTTGTTTGCATCGACATTTCCAGACAATTGCATTTGTCCACCGGGAGCCATTGTTTTTGTAATATCTGGGCCAGTTCGAGTGATCGTCGGCGTTGAACCGAAAACACTTGGTTCCGTAATAACAGGAACTTTTTGACCTCCTATGTCTTCCAATGCCGCTTTTGGCGCTGTTGCCGTTTGCACTTGTTCACCGGATAACAACGAAGTACCAGCCATTCCCGCCAACTGTATTAATGCTGGATTTGCAGCGCCATTTGGAGACGCCATTTTTAGCATTTTTTTGTATGATTGTGCTAAATCAGAAACGTGCTTATTGCCGGGATATTGTTCCGTAACATGATCTAACATTGAATCATAAATTTTTGGGTCGGCAACTTTTGCATTTGACAATGCTATTAATGCTGGCCCAAATAATTGACGTTGTTCAGTTGTTAGTTTAGTTGAAGCACTTTCAGCCGTTGATTGTGCATTCCCCAATTTTGTTATGTTTTCAATGTAAGCATGGCCGGTCATTGGCGCAATGCTTGGAATACTTTTATTTAGTTTATCAATATCAACGCGGCCATTTGTTTGATAGTTATCAGGAGTTTTCATAAACTCCATCATTTTCAATCGTTCTTGATTGGCTTGTTGTGCTTTTTGCAGTTCCATAGCACCAGTAGCCGCGCCCTGTTGTGCTGTTTGTGTTTCAGCCGTAGCGCGTTGAACCGCCAGCGGGTTCATTTGTTGCGACTGTTGATACGCTTGAGCGCCACGCGCTGTATTAATCATGTCAGACAATGAAGTCTGCGTTTGCGGCTGCGAATAATCAGTGAAAAACGTTGCCATATTTATCCTTGTTATCCTAGAATTGCTGTAGGGTCAGCAGTATTTTTTTGATTCAAAAGGCTTGCCAAAACTGCTGTATTGCCAAGATTTGAAATGGTGTTTCCAGTGTTTTGTGCTTGACCAATTGTTGCCGCTGCATTTGCTTGAGCCAAACCAGTAGTCAAATTTGTGGTATTAGTTGCATAGTTGTTAGCTGCACCCACTGCGCCAGTGTTTGCCGTTTGACCAATACCCGCAACATTAGACAAGTTATTGTAAATATTTTGACGTTGCATTTGATAGTTGGAAAATGCGTTTTGATAAGCATTTCCAGCATAGTTTTGCGTGTAGTTTTGCAAACCCTGCAATGTGTTACCACTTAAAGCGCCACCGCCTACGTTTGCTGCACGTTGGTTAACATTTTGCCCTTGCTGCAACATAAAATCATAGTTAGGAGCAAGGCCAGCGGCCAAATCATCTTTATTAAATTGATGCTGCAAATAACCGCTACCAGTACCCGTACCGATAGGGTTTCCATTCATATCGTACTGCGTATAACCACCAGTACCCATAGCACCGATTTGATTTATCGCATTAGCACCAGCCGATTGATATGGAACTTGAAAGCCCATTGACTTGTTATATGTGCTATTCAATACACCTTGCGAAGCCGCTGCCGCTGCCGCTTGTTGTGCCTGTGCGTCACTAATGGCATTGCTTTTTAATACGCCTGTTCCAGCGCCTAATAGACCAGAAGCAATTACCGCATTTGTTGGTGTTAGCAAAGAACCTAAACCAGTTCCACCACCGGGGACGGTTGTCCCATTTGCTACCGCATCAGCAACTGTTCCTGTTAATGCCGTAGGAATTCCAGCAAGGGACGAACCAAGCGTACCCGTAAGACCAGCACCAACACCAGCATAAAGGCCATCAGCCCCGACTAAACCAGCACCACCAGCAGCAGGGGCAAGCAATCCAGAAGCACCACCCATAGATTCAAGACTTGTTCCACCAGCCGCAGCATTTAAGCCACCAGCGCCGCCCATATCCGCAAGAGAACCAAGGCCAGTACCACCACCAGCAGGAGCAACCAAGCCGCCACCAGCACCGGGGCCACCAGAAAGGCTATACAAAGATGAGCCAGTATCAGCCGCAGTACCACCAGCAACATCAAGAGCCGTAGCGCCAGCACCAGCGGCCACCGTAGCAGCTTCTAATCCTGTAAGGCCAGCAGTGCCGCCAACACCAAGAGCGCCAGCACCGCCAAAGCCTTCAGCAAGCGTAGCAGCATCAACAACTGCGCCGCCAATTGTGTCGGCAATAACGGTTTCTGTAGCAGCCTCTGCCAGCCAAGTGCCAAGTGCTTCAAACGTTGCTGTGATTCCCATGATTACTCCAATACTATCGAATATGTTTTCTCAAAATACTT